CGAGTACCTGCAAATATAGCAGGTTCTTCTGCAAATCCAAGTGTAGGTGGCAGACCACCTGAAGAAACAGAGGAAGAAAATGAATAAAAAAGCAATTTTAGATAACGTAGCTAAGTATATGGAATCAAAGGGTAAATTTTTATCTGCTGATGAATATAAAAGAGCTGCTGATAAGCCGTATAATTTTATGGCTTTAAAAAGAATTTGGAAAAGTTGGGCTAGAATTAAGCAATTAGTTGATGTAAACTATCCCGGCATTTACGATAAAAAAGTTGAGGAAGTGAAACCTAAAAAATCAACTAAGCCAGTTAAGAAAACTGTTAAAAAGGAAGATTAATGAAAAAAATATTTCACATCACTAATACTTTTGAAAAGTCAGCTGTAGAAGAAGATGGCTCAATTACTATTAAAGGATTAGCAAGTACTAATGCTTTAGATAGAACTGGTGATATAATTGATCACAATGCATGGAAAGAGGGTGGTTTGGATAACTATAGTGGTAATCCAATTATTCTTTTTAATCATGACTATAATAGACCGATTGGTAGAGCAAAATATTGCGATGTTACACAAAACGGTTTAGAATTAGAAGCAAAAATTTCTAAGTCTGCTGGAGACATAGTAGAACTTATTAAAGACGGTGTTCTTGGAGCCTTTTCCGTTGGTTTCAAGGTCAAGGACGCTGATTATAACAAAGAAACTGACGGATTTTTAATAAAAAGTGCAGAACTTCTTGAAGTATCAGTGGTAAGCATTCCAGCAAACCAAACTGCTACTTTCTCAATTGCTAAATCATTTGACAGTGAAGGCGATTATGAGAAGTTTAAATCACAATTTAACAAGGCTCACTCTGTGGAGTCAGTTATAACTGACAAAACTGAGCAGCCAAGTGCCGCAAATGCGGAAAATATGGAGAAAGATATGTCAAAAGACAATTCAAGTCCAGAATTTGATCTGAAGGCATTTGCTGAAGAAGTTGCAAAGAAAACTGCAGCTTCTATTGCTATGCAAAATGCAGAGCAAAAAGCTAAAGAGGACGCAGAAGTTCAAAAAGCTGCTGAAATCGAAGCTGAAGCAAAGGCTGTTCAAGAGGCAAAACAGGACGAACAGAAAACTATTATTCAGGCTGGATTATCTGGTGCTGAAAGATTAGTGAATGATGTCGAGCAAAGACTATTAGAGAAGAATGAAGATCTTCATAATGTAGTTTCAGAACTACAAAAAGATTTATCTGAGAAATCAGAAGAAATCATGAAGATGAGAGAGTCCAAAAGAATTTTCTCAGAAAGAGGCAACTCTGACTGGAAAAAAGCTCATGAAAGTGAGTTAATGGACGCTAAAGTTCTTTCAGTTGTTACTGGACAAAAAGGAATTGAAAGCACAAACTATGGCCAAAGCGTTGTAGAAAAAGTTAACGCCGATTCAGGTGTTGCTGTTTCATCAGCTGACTTTGAACAAGTTGTTTCAACAGGTGTTGAAAGAGACATTCAAAATGAATTAGTATTGGCTCCTCTATTTAGAGAGATTCAAATGACTAGTGCTTCAATGATTATGCCAATCCTACCAGATGCAGGTTATGCTGAATTCGTATCAGCTGCTGGAACTGGTAATGGTGATGCACCACACGGTAACTTATCAGAAAGAGGTGACTCTTATGTAACTACTGGTGATAGAGGCGGAATCGACTTAACAGAAAAAGCATTAACTGTTAAGAAATTAATTTCAAAATCATTCATTGGAAATGAAACAGAAGAAGATGCAATCTTGCCAATTCTACCATTAATCAGAGAATCAATGGTTAGAGCGCATGCAAGAGGTATTGAAAATGCTATCTTATTAGGTAATAACGCTCAAGGTACATACACATCAGGTATTTTTGATGGTTTAGTACACAAAGCTACTGATGCAAGTAACGTAATTGTTGGTGCAGATTCAGGTGGTTTTGCGTCTGAAAAATTAACAGCTCTTGAGTTACTTGAGATGAGAAAATCTATGGGTAAATACGGTGTTAACCCAGCTGAAGTTGTATATATCGTATCACAAGAGTGTTACTACAACTTACTAGAAGATGCAGAATTTGCAGATGTTAATATGGTTGGCGATATGTCTACTAAACTTAACGGCGAAATCGGTCAAGTATACGGATCAAGAGTATTGATTTGTGACGAATTCGCTGCAAAAGGAGCAAGCAAATCTCATGCTTTAGCTCTATATGCTAGAAACTTCGTAATGCCTAGATTAAGAGGCGTAACAATTGAGTCAGACTATGACGTTGAGAACCAAAGAAGAGTACTTGTGGCTTCACAAAGACTTGGATTTACTGACCTAATTGATAACGTAACTTCTAAGTGGGCATACGC